TATATAAGCCGCTTGGGCGGCTTATCTTTTATCAGTCATGCGTCGAATGAGGTTCCGTCGCTTTCGGCCCCGCCGGGTCGTTCGCCCCCGCCGTGTTATCAGGAGGCGCCGCTTCGCCCGTCGTCGTCGTGGCAACCGGAGATATGATGTACATACGTTCCGGATGAAGCCTGGCACCTATGTCGCTACCATCAACCCCGGTACCAACGGTGGTTATTCCGTGTCTGGTGAAGCCGTCGTCCTTAATCAGCTTCCCGTCACCTTTACTGGTTTAACGCTGTTGTATACTCATATTCGGATTTTGAAGGCTGTGTTTAAGTTTATTCCCATGTATACGCAACGTAATTGGCCTGGAGATAATGATGCGCAGGAGTTACCTGAAATCTTGTCTTGTCAGTGGTACGGACCTGCATTGGATGTAGATACCAATCCGGCTACATCTTATAATGCTATGCGTGCCGATCCCCTTTCTCGTAGTCATGCCTGGAATCGGTCTTTTACTCGTGTTTTGTATCCCAAAGTTAATTATTTTGTCGGGTCCACCATTTTTGCAGATAATACTGCCCCCGATGTTGATACTGGTGTTGCTATGAAAAAGATGCCTTGGGTTCGCACTTCTGGTGCTAATGCCTATAATAATATGGCCCTTGGTGGTATGTATTCTGGTGGGGTTGGTAGTCCTAATTCCCATCCCATTAAGTATCGTGTAGAGCGTACGTATTATGTACAAGCACGAAAAATTTGAATAAATTATATTTTATTGATCATATCCTGTAGCGTCCAATTTACAATACATTGCTGCCATTGAACATTGAACCACTCTTGTTGGGGGGAAAACGGGTCATAATGCATGGGGTCTGCGTCCTCCATTAGGGTTACATACACTGCGAGTCTTCGGAGTATAGCTTTCGGCGTGTATTTGTCGAATTTATACCAGAGGTCGATGAGACTGTTTGTGGTGATGAAGATATATTCAGACGTAAATTCCTCGTAGCCGCCCTTAACCGGGACCTTATGGGGGTAACGGTCGCAGATTTTGAGGAGCTCGTCGTATTTGAGCCATCCGTAGTAGTCGTCGATGATGACACTTCGTTGTTGGTAGTATCCATCCCACCACTCGCCTCTGGGTTTGTAGTAGGTGTCTCCCAGAGCTGATCCCACTTCATTTGCGAATCTTGACTTCCCCACCCCGGGGGTCCCCACAAGGACGATGACATTGGTTGGCTTAGTTCTGCTCTTGACGGGGTTGATGACGCGGAGGAGGTTGGTGATTCCTCTTCCGTACTTGATGAACTCGACGGGGAATTGCTCGGCGATGGTGTGCGCGGTGGTACCAGCTTGCTTTGCGAGATCTGCCACCCGTTGGAGGTCGGTTCTTCTTCCTTGCGAAGTAGGTTTGCCTAAAGACACAATTCCCCGGGTAGCCGGATCATTTCCGTGGGGGAGATAATCGAAACAGACCCCGTTTGGGGGGCCGAAGGCCCCCCAAACGGATACCTCGGTCACTTACCTCTTTCATAGAAATCCCCTGACTTTGTGCAATAATCGCGATTTTGATCATCATTACCTTCTAGAAGTCTTGCTGGTTCCAGGTGAGCCCTACCGCCACTTCCTCCCACCATTTCTCGAGCCGTATTAAACCGTATAGCTCGTCCGAAGTTAATATAGCCTTGGAGGTGTTTAGTTCCTGTGGTGGGCGCCACCTCCCGACCGTATACCAGGTATCGTCCATCCAGATTTGCAAGTCTCGATTCATCTTCTGGTCCGTAATTATTGAGTGTGAAGACATAGCGCCGGTGCGACTTGTTTGGCTTGTCCCCGGGCATCTGACACGAAGTTGCGGGTCTAGTATTACCCCGCAACTTCGTTACGAACTTCGTAACGCCTCTTATCTCCCTTATCTTTAGCGCGCCCCG